TATTGTCTCAATTAATTCTGAACGATAAATTGGTTTATTAATACCAAACTTATCTGAAAACTCTATGATAAGCGTCTCCCGTATACTATCTGTAAGTGCTGAAAGAGATCCAGAATAAGTACTTGTTTTGAATACATCCATACTGACAACCAAAGGAATATCATATGATGGAACAAACCATCCAGAGTTATAAATATATTTTGTTCCTTCATCTTGAACATACACAAAATCATCAGTATTTGGGACTACAAATACCCAAGTTATATTAGTCGCATCTGAACATTCAGCAATTTCACCATTATGACCTTCCCATTCACCAACCCCATTTGAAACAATATATCTATCTCCAAGATTACATGTCAAAGGAGGAGAACAATCTATCGCAATCACAGGGAGTCTATTTATAGGATTTAACTCCATATTTTGTAACAATCCAGTCGTATTAGAAAATTTAACATTAACAAAGTCAGTTAACATTTTATAATCTTTAAATGTCATTGATGATAACATAGACTGTAAAACTTGAGCTTCAAACTCTCGTTGATTTACCCCATCGTAATAATCTTTACGCACAGTAGGAATATCATATACAATAACTACACCCGCAGTAGTATCGTTTATTGTATTAGACCTCGTCAGATTTTCTAATGACTGTCTAAAAGTTAAAGTATTCTGATACCTTCCTATCAGTCCTTCAGTAGGATGTGATAATGTAAAGTAATATGTTAACTCACCTTCAGGAATTACTGTATAGTCAGGAAGTATTAATACAAATTCGTTAGCTGTAGCATCAACATTAATAAGAGAAAATGTCTGTCCACTTTCTAAAATTTCCATTTCGCAACTAACAAGACCAGGATCATCTTCAGTGCTATTCCATCTTAAAGTATATTGAGCTCCTGCACCCTGTCTTTCAACAACTAAATTATCAGCAACAAAATTATAATCAGATCCAAAACTTGTTACTAAAATAGGAACTTGTTCGAGTTCAAATAACACATATGTATAATCAGCTACTGTATTTAATACCTCAATAGTCATATCAAATATAGTATAATAGTCAATACCATTAAAAGTCAATATCGTATTTCTCGGTACGGTTACAGTTCCTGTAGCAAACTCCCAAAATACATTTCTGGTAGGTACAATTTCATCTTCAAATAATAGAGTAATGAATAACATGATTTCGTTATATTTGACATCCGATCTTTTTAATACTGGAAGAGAATTTTCAGCAATCGGAGAATCATCAATAATTATATCTGCATTAATATAATCATTTTCAGAAACAAGTCTTTCAAGAGCAGTTATGTTGATAATAGCATTTCGTCTTACTTCATCAATTGATTCTTCATCTAAACCGCCAATAGCAGCTGATGTATTGACTATTTCATATTGAACTATTTCAGTAGTTCCCGTATCAGTCTCATTGTAAATTCTTTCTCCAGATTTAACTGAACCGGCAATAGCATTACCATCTTCTCCTTGAGTTAAAGATAAAGTAACTCTTAATGTTCCACCAGGAGGAGGTTGAACTCCAATAATACCATTACCAAAAGCAAGATTCATTCCCACTTCAGTTCTCGATAATACATATCCTTTATCATTTTCATCCATCAAATATAGACTACTAAATTGGGTGTATAATTCATAACCTGGAGCGTCTGGAGATTTAATCTCAACAACAGTTTCAGTTAACTTACCTGAAAAAGGAACATCTTGTACATAGAATTGATATGTTTGCAAATCTGCATTAATTTGAAATTCTTGAACTTCAAGAGTTTTTTGATTCATAGATAAAACAAAAGAGAAAACAGCTTCATCTGTATCTATAACTACAGGGATATCGAATACTATAGATCCTTGTTCACCTATAATCTTTACAGAAGAATTGTTTGTTACTGTTATGGTTGTTAAATAATCGGTTGTAAAGAAAACTCCATCGTTTGATTTAACTTCAAATCCTTCTGGTATTTCAAATTCAGCAACAGGGTCTTCAAAACCTAATGGCATGGTGAAAAGAATATCGACTCGTGCAAACGAAGCAAGACCAGCTTCATATCCTAGAAATGCGGCGAGATTATATACAGATTCAGGAAGTTGTGCTTTCGTTAAGAAAAATTCTCGGTAAACAGAAATTTGATAGAATAGAACGTTACTAATCATTGTTGAAATAACGTTAATTATATAAGATAGGAAAGATGATTTCGTTAAGTCTACATTCTCTAATTCCAGATAATCTTGTAATAATAATATAACCTGGTTTCTTGTCTCATCTCTTGAGAGATTTATTGCTTCTGATAATAATACATCATTGCCATTTGACATCCTTTTTTACCCTTATACAAGATAGAAGCCGCTGTTATCATCAAACAAACTACACTTTGCTCTATCTCTTAATATATCATTTTTTGTTAATAGATTTGTTAAATATGTAGCATCGTCTAGAGTATGAATTTGTTTATCGTACTCAAAAAATGTAAATGTATCTATAACCTGCTCATCTATTTGAGGTTCAGTATAGCTCTGTTCAATCTCTACTCGTAACCTCCAAAATAATCTATCTGCATTTACAGATTTCTCAATACCAACAACATGAAATATTGGACTTGTATTTTGAGTAGGTTTTAAATACTCTTGTTCCATTTTAAATTTATCATGAACCAAAGGAGTAAATCCATATGTGCTTGGTATTGCAAATTGAGTTTCATTCTCTTTTATATATCCAATATCTTGTGCATCAAATGGAGTTTGGACTTCTTCAATATAATATACAGGAATTAAAAGAAATTTATCCCATCTCATTCCTGATAAATCACCAATCTGTTCATATGGTCCACCGCTTATGCCATCACTATCCCATACAGTCTCTACAGTATTTATATGCCAATATGTAGTAAGAAATGATACAACACTTTTGCTATAAAAATCATATACCATCTTTTGGTATTCATGAATATAAGCATAAGTGCGTTCATAATTTTGTTGATTTGGAAATTGCCATAATGCCATTATTGTACACCATCCGTTAAGATATTTGCAAATGTAGTATCATCTACTTTAACTGTTAATGATCCTTTGTGACCATCATAATCTGCAACTATATTTATTTCAAATCCATGACCTCCTCGTAATAATTTAACTCGGACATCTTCAATAGACGCTCTATCGTCATATAGACTTATTCTATCAATAACTTCAGTTTTGACTGTTTCGATTGTTCCTTCATCCATTGGATCAAAAACATACTTATATAAATCACTTCCAAAGTCAGGGTCTAAAACATATGTTCTACGTGGAGTTAATAGAATTGTATTCCACGACACAAGGATTACTTGTAAATCTTCTATTCTTTTAAAGTCTCCTCGTGCTGTAATTATGGACACATAATCCCTTATCTTAGTAGCTGATCCAATAACTTCAGTGAAAAATCTATTTAAGATATTTGCCATAATTACTTTCCCTTTGAGAGTTGCTCATCTAGAGATTTACTCTTATCCTCTTCTAATTTGATCTTCCATTTCAGATAATTCTGAAATCTAGTTATCGGCATCACAACTGTGTCGGGATATGACTGGCTCGCCATCTCCATACATGAGAAGACATTAGACTCAAGCGTTTCCCGATACTGATTAATCAGCTCAGATCGAGTACACCATCCGAAAAAAGTTTGTTACTAAATCTATATCAATATCTTCTTCCATACCACATGCGCCACAAGTCGATCTCATTTTTAGAGTAATACCATACTTTCCAAATTCGTCTCTATATTTTTTATGTAAAACTCTTTTATCTCTAGATGGTAAAGCCATATACGCATCAATAATATCACCACGCTCAGAATAAACAATGCTATCGCCTTCTTCAGGCTGTTGTTCAAATCTGTCAATGACTAGAGCTTCAGTAATAAGATCTATATTTGAACCAGGTTGAATAGACAAAGTTCTCATAGATATCATTTCATCGTGTAAAGTAGGTTGTTTTACATAAACAGTAACTCCAGTAGTTCTGGGAAGATCAACTGGAATCTTTTTAGTTAGAATATCTTTATTGGGATATTCATCATAGTTAAAGGTTGAAGAGGCTTGTACAGTAACTGCATAATCTTTCCTGCATGATGAACAAGTAACATCATAATTCCTGATCTCTTCATATGAGATATGATATAAACCGTATAGCAAAGCATCTCTGTCCTTTAGCGTTACATGTTTTAAGAAATCGTCATACTCAACTATTGCGTCCGGTTTATTTACGATGGCATCATAGAGACATTTATTCAAATGTTCATGAACTTTTGATGGGGTCATTAAGCTCCCTTTCAATCGCTCTTCCTCTTGAACAGTTAAAGAACGAATAGTGAACGAATCATGTGTCTGAGGTGTGATAACCTCATATTCCGGGAACTTTACATTAAAACCTTTAAACATAACATCTACCTCCTTTCAATTCAGGTCAATTAATATATTTCAATGTTGGTGGGGTCTCTTAATGAGACCCCAAATCTATTATTAAGCAGCTTTTGCTTGAAGACTTGAAACTTTTCTTCCAATAGCAGCTTTACATTTTTCAGGATTTTTAGATTTA